CGAACAGCAGATTGCCTTCATCGATGCGGCCACAGCCGCCGTCGTTGACTTGATTTCATACCGCACAGGGAGGATGGCGGTAGTCATGTAGACATTGGTGATGTCGTTGGCGTTGTTAAACGTATGGCAGACGATGTACTGCCCGTCGATGATGAAGCCACACCGCACCGAGCCAACACCCAACCACTCAAAGTCCATCCACAGAATCTGGGCCTTGCTTGGGTCAAGCGTTAAACCAGATTCCCCAGTGCCATCCAACTTGTCTCCATTCCAGTTGGCTTGACTGACAGTCCGAGCATCGGACACCGCGCCAGTAACGTAGGAGCGCAGGACAAATGAGTAGGTGCCATTGATGCGTTGAAAGAACACACCGTTCTGATCGTTGTAGTACCCAACCCGCTGTGTGAGGTTGGCACTCATGCTGCTGTCCATCACGAAGGTGGCGAGCACCAACAGCCCCTTGCCGGGTTGGTATGGGAACGAGCGGTAAGACTGCCGCAGGACCGACCCCACCCCGGCCCCGGTGATTTCCATCTTGACCGCTGCTTCGTTGGGAAGGAACGTGGTCGTGCCAGTGCCCGTCGTGGACACATCAAACTGATTGTCGGCTGCGTAGCGGTTCTGGCTGTCGAAGAGCGTGTAGGGCTGACTGACCCGCAGACGCCCGAACGCATCGACGTTGGTGCCGCCAATCGAAATGGGGATGGGGGTCGTTGTTGCCACGATCTGCCTCAGTAGTGAGTCCAGGCGGTTGAAGTACAGACGCAGGACGTTGTTGAACTGCTCGTGATAACGCGAGTCGTACTGCGTCGGCGCAAACGGCAGGTTGGGCGGCGGGACAACGATGGCATCTTCAAAAAGCAGGCTCATCTGCGACCGTCCATGCGAACATCAATACGGGGCGAACCGAGTTGCCAAGCAACCCCGAGTTGCGTGGACTCTGCCTTCAGGATCAGTTGACGGCCACGGACACGGATGTAAACGATATTGGTGAACTGTTCAATCGGAACCGTGGCTGTGCGGGTGACACCTGCGCTGCTTGATCCGCCATGCGATTGAGGCGAGTTAAACCCTGAGCCTGCACCCGCCATCGGGATCAGACTCATCGTGATCTGAGGTGATCCGGTCGTTGAACCCTGGAAGGTCACATCGGGCAACATGCGCCACACGAAGCCAAAGTTCTGCCCGTCCTCGACATCGAACTCTGCCGACTCAATGTAGGCATGGATCGGAGTGGCAGTGCTTGTTTCGTTGTCATCCACCCCGTCTTCGTGGTTGACGAGGTTGTAACTGTAGGTGGCTGCAATCGGGTAGTTCCGCAGACCAGAGTCAAGCCACGCTGTGCGGCCCATCGTGCCGTAATACCAAATCTTCTCAAGGTAGTTGTAAACAACGTACCGATCAACGACAGTCGAGCCTGCGGAGCAGTAGAACCACCAGACCTCATTGAAGCCCTCGTTGGTCCCCGCGAACACTTGGTCCGACTGCCCCTGATTGAAGTCGCTGAAGATGTGCCGACGCAGATCGCAGGGCAGCGTTTGAATGCGACCGTCGTAGGCGTAGAACTTGTCCACGCCCATCCAGTAGATGACGCCCGAGGCGATGATTGCCGCGTTCTGCCCTTCGATGGAGATGTTGTCGCCCAGGAGTTGAGCGCCCCACACTCCGGCCTGCGCCCCCAGATACTGGAGCGAGTACAGGGCCGAGTCCGTGAAGACCACGATTTCCTGACGGGTCTGCACTGCCGTCACGATCTGTGAACCGTGGGACAGGCGAAGACTGCCCGCTTGCGTGGTGGCAGACGGGGTCCAGTTGACCGCGCTCTCCTGATCAGACCACCGAATCAGCATCGGGTCGAGGACCGTCGAACCGTAGTCCGTGCAGCCGAAGGCAAACAGGAAGCGGCTGATGTCAGAGACGTAGATGAAGTTCTGCTTGGTGGGAACATCACTAGCACCGGGCAGTGAGTCAAGCCTCACACCGCGAGCGGTCAGTCCCGCCGTCGCATCCCAGTAGTAGATGGCCTCACCACGCGGACCAAAGATCAGGTCTTCACCGAAGTTGTCCTGACTCCACAGGCGAAGCAGTGCGGTTGAGGATGTACCGATGCCCCATCCACCGGAACCCCACGGACCCGCGCCCCATCCAGAGAACGGAACCGCAATCGGGGCACCAATGGGAATCTCGTATGCCGCCGTCACACCCGCACCACCCGTCGCGCCAACCGCCACAGGCGAGGAGGTCACGATGGTGTAGTTGTTGGCATCGATGACCGTGGCGATCTCGAAGTTGGCGTTTAACAGGGTTGCGTATGCACCCGTGACACCGCTGAACGTGACGAAGTTGCCCGCACTGGCCGCGTGGCCGGGGGCAGTCACATTGACGGTCGTGGTGCCGTTGCCTGTAAACGGGTCAAGTCCAAGAGCCGTCGTGGTGGCAATCGGCGTGATGTCGTAGTACGCGCCACCCTTCTCAATGTAGAACTTCAGGTTGGTGCCAACCCCAATGAGATTGAAGTTCCCAAGGGTTACCCAGTTCCACAGGGAGCGGCACACGCCAAGAAAAGTATTGGAGGAGATGCGATTCCATCCACCGATCTTTTCCGGGGTGCCTTGGCGGAAGCGCACCTTGTCGCACTCATACCAACCGTTCTCGTTGGTGTAGCGGGTGTTTTCCTTGTTTACACCGGGCTTGAGTGTGAGTTTCTTGAGCGGCATGGTGGCATTCTCGGTTCAAGACAGGAAAAGGGCAATCTCGGCTTCCCGTCGTTTGACCAGACCCGGCAGCACCTTCCCGCCGCCCATTGTCCACTGTCTAAACGCATCAGCCGCACCCTCCCAGTCTTCTCGGTTGGCCCGCATCCTGATCTGGCTGCGCTGAAGGTTTCCTAGCCCTGCATTGAAGGCAAAACTGACCAGAGCGTCAAACCCGCCTTGACGGCCAAGTATGCGGGGAACAAGTCGAAGAACACCGCGTTCAAAAGTCCCGACATCATCACGGAATAGTTCGTCAATCTCCGTCTTGGTCCAGACACGGTTGTCCTCCGGCTTTAGGGGGAACTCGTTGCGGAGCATCCCGGTGTAGCCTTCCTTGCGGATGACCGGGAGTTTGATCTGCTCTTGGTACAGGACATGGCCGTAACCAATCGTCCAGATATGGGCAGGGCAGAGGTAGGGTTTACTCCTAAAGCCCTCATACCTGTGCATGAGGGCTTCACCTGCCTTGCTCAGTTTCACTTCTTAGACCACTGCCGAGAACCAAACCAGAAACCGATGATCCCTCCAAGCATTGCCATCTCATCGGTGGAGAAGATCAGGTCAGAGTAACGGATCACATCGTCCACGCTCTGAATCAGTTCCGGGTGGTTCCAGAGATACCAAGCCATGAAAGCGTTGAGTGCGATCAACTCAAGCACGAACATGTAGGTAACTGTAGGTCTGACGGTGCCGACGTAGTTGGCAACCCAACGGGATGCCTTCTCCAGAACCTTCTTGTCGTGGTCCAGGGCCGCCTCGGTCATCCGAGCGTCAGTCTCCATTGCCACCTGCTCGGTACGAATCTCTTCCATCCGAGCCTGGGCGGCAAACCCCGCTGCGGTTAACTGAAGTTCCCGCTCGGTCTGCATCTGCGCCAGACGCAGTTCATGGGCTTGGTCTGCCTTGTTCTGGAAATACTCAAGGAGTTTGGGCAGGCCGGAGATCAGCAGACCGCCAAGGGTCGAGATCAGTGAAAGCATGTTTACTCCCTGGTAGCGGTGACCATATCGTCACCCTTGCTGACCGTTACCTTATCGCCCTGCACAGTTACCTTCATGGGCTGCTCGGGCTTGTCCAGGCGGTCCAACTTGTCGATCAGGGTCTGGATGACCTTGAACTCGGGCTTCTCCTGCTTCTCAGCCGTGCCTGCGATGCCGTTCATCATGTTGATGAGGGCCACCAGTGCGCCGCCGATCATGGTCATCACAGCCGTGATGGCAGAGTCGGACAGGAAGTAGGAGGAACCCACCCCGATCAGGACGATCAGGGTGATGTAGAAGAGGCCAAACCTGCCGATGGATTTCCCGGCAACTTCTTTGGCCGTCTCGGCGGGTCGGACTTCTTCCATGATTTACTCCGGTTTCGAGGGCCAGTTCACCGTCTTGGGGAATCCTTCTTGGGCAGGAATGTCACGCAGGACCTGACGGTACGCAGCCCATGCGGCCTTGTCCACAGGGGAATCAGCGGCCTGGGTCCAGTCGCACTCCATCAGAAGAGAGTTGCGGACTGCCCGGACGTTGTGCGCCACCACTGCTTCGTTGGCGGCAATCTCTTCGGGCGACAGCGGGACAACAATGTGCGGCTGCACCCACTGCCCATCCATGAGAATCGGGCTTCCCGCCACCACACGCTCGACATCAGGATTGTGCGGCGGTTTTACGCCCTGGACCACACGGAAAATACCATCAGGCAACGCCTCGTCGGGAATCCCCTCCGGGAAACTTGTCTGCGGAAACCGTGCTCCAAGATCGTGAATTGGGAATTCAACGACGGTTTGATTCTCTACAAGCGCGTACATTTAGTACCTCTAAATTTTCAGCGTAATCGGCACAGAGGGCGACACGGCAATCTGGCCGTTTTCGCATACACCAACAAACCTTCCCAAAGGCGCCCACCATATGACGTTCTTGAAGACTTCTCGTACATTCACAACGGTTGCTGCGGTTGCCGCTGTTTGGTTTTTCCCAAGATAAAACGCTTCAGGGACACCGTTGAAGCCGCCAACAATCGCATTTCTAGTTGCGTTGGATGCTGTTCCATAAAAATAATTTCCTGACGAAATTCCAGTTATATTGGTAAATGGGGTTGTTCCAGTTGTTGTTGAAAATGAAGATGACCCCTTGACGCAAATAAATTTATTTCCATCCCATCGAACCCGTTGAACGCCAGAACTTCCAGAGGAGATGGCCCAATTTACACCACCATCACTGGAGTAAGCGAGGTCGTTGATAACGCTAGATGCAACAATGCGACCCGCATTATTTGTGCCGATACTAAGAGCACCGCCAGTGCCATATCCAACAACAAAGGTTACAGAAGTTCCTGTCGTGCTTTTATACGCACTACCGCTAGTGCCTCCAACAAACCAAAATGCAGAGGTAAACGAATCCCAAACAATATCTGTAAATGAGACTGTTCCACCTCCATACACCCCCGATGTCCAAGTAATTCCATCAGAACTGTAAATAAATACTCCACTTGCCCCAACAGCCATAAAGAGGTTAAGGGTTGGTGACCACGCCACCCCACTCAAATTTGCTGTCACGCCGGAATTTCTGACTGTCCAATTAACCAAATCAGACGAAGTCATAACAGTACCGGAATCTCCAACCACAACAATTATTCCTGGGTTGGTGGCGGTTGCACTTGAGGTGATACCGCTCAAAGTAACTGTTGCGCCGCTATTTTGTTTTGCGTATGTTGTGCTGTTGGAACTGAGCCATACAGCACAGCCGCTGCCCGCAACCAACACCTGCGTTCCATTAATGGTTATGGCTAATGGATAAAACGCCTGAGTGCCTGATCCACCCACACGACTTGTCCAACTTGTTGTTGTTGGATCGGGGGTGGTTGCAATCCTGTCACTTTGAGTCGCTATCCATTGCCCGTTGGCATAGGCTATTTCGGTAACAGACGCAACTCCACTCAGGTTGGTTGAGTACGAATTACTTAGTGACCAGTTATTTCCATTATCTGTAGAAATGGCAATTTTCCCCGCCGATGTTCCGGCCAACCATGTATTGGTTGGGCCATAACCAACAGAGGTAAATGTGTGTGTAGGACCGGGGCCACTCGCGGTACTCCATGTTGCCCCCGCCGCACTGTATCTGAATGTTTGGGCGGCACCAACAGCAACAAACCTACCGTTTGCGTAATTAACGGCAAGTAAATCGTTTGACGTTCCAGATGACCCTGTTGCCCAAGAACCGCCGTTGTCTGTGCTGTACCGTATTTTCCCGGCATACCCAGTTATAACAACAGTCCCCGAGCCATTAGAGGAAACTCCAGTTGGTGTAGCAAATGTCTCTGATGTATTTGACCAATTGATGCCATCCGCACTACGAACAACAAAACCACTATCTGCGGCAGCAACAAAATAACTCCCCGTCCAAGCAACACCTCTGAATGTGTTGGTATTTGGGGAAGTTCTTTGCGTCCACGTTACGCCGTCAGGACTTGTGAGGATAAGTCCGTAACCGCCAACGGCAACATACAAACCGAGGGTACTTGAATATGCCGTTGCTGTAATAGTTCCACGAAGGAACAGGGGTGACCAAGCCGCACCCGCCGACGAATCAACCTGACTGGCTGCGAGTAGTTTTGCCGCAAGCATCAAGCATCTCCAACGCGAGCGCCGTACAGAACCCCAGACACTTTCCACAGTTGGATAACCGTGTACCCACTCGTATTCAAGTAAGGAGCGGTTCCAGTTCCAGTCTTCCAAGTCACCGAGGGCCATGTAATTGAATACGCGGTCCCGTCATCAACCATGAGGGTCAGTGACTGACCATCCAACAAACCGTCCGTGGGGGAACTGTTGCCGCTTAGGGTAATGGTCTGAATGCTGCCCCGGCTGACGAGGGTCAACGTACTCAAAAGATTCGTGCCCAGTGCCGTGATCTGCTCGGCGTAACCCTCATTGATGGTGGGCTTGGTCAGGGTCTTGTTGCTGAGAGTTTCCGTCCCGGTTGGGGTGATGTAATCCGTTCCTGCGACTGCCGGAGTGATGCCCGATCCAGTTCCCTTGAGCACACCACTCAGGGTGGTCGTGACCGTCAGCGTACCGGACCCAGTGACAGGACTGTTGGAGACACTAAACCCTGACGGCATGGAGAGGCCAACAGAGGTGACGGTTCCACTCCCCGTTCCCGCGCCGATGGCGGTGCGGAAATCCGACGCACCAAGCAGGGACACCGAGTTATCGGCGTTTACTCGTGTAAACGTAACAGCGCTCGGGTTGGCAAGCGTGAAGAAGTTGCTGCCAACCGTCGTGGCACCAAGGGAGGTGCGGCCCGTCGAGGCCACAAGGCCCGTGCTTCCACCGTCCCACTTCAGACGGTCGGTGTAGGCATCGTCCCACGCCGCTTGACTGGCGTTGGTCGGCAGGGAGTATCCGGACGCAAAACTCAGCGCAATCGTGCCTGCGCCTGTGATCGGGCTGTTGCTGACAGAGAAACCAGTAGGGGCCGACAGGCCAACAGAGGTAACCGTTCCACTCGACCCTGTGGCCGCAATCGTAATCGACCCCGAACCATTGGTAATAGAGATACCGCTTCCGGCACTCAACGTGGTGCGTGTAAACCCAGTACCGTTACCAATGTCGAGTTGACCGTTTGTGGGAGTGGCACTCAATCCCGTGCCGCCGTTGGCAACGGCAACAACACCTGTCACGTTCCCGGCATTACCGCTGATGTTGCCGCTGATCTTCGACCCGGCCAGACCCGTGATCCATGTAGGATCGTTGTAACTGCCCGTGGTCACCACACCGTTGGTCACAGTGCCTGCGTTACCCGTGACACTGATGCCCCAGGTTCCAGAGGCGCCTGAGCCTGTATTGGAAGGGACGCTCAGTGCTGTCCGGGCGGCAGAGTCTGTGGTTGCCCCCGTGCCGCCGTTAGCGATAGCCACAACACCCGTGACGTTCGCCGCCGTGCCAGTGGTGTTCTGGTTCAGGGTTGGGACATCTGCCACTTGAATGGCCGACATCTGGACGTTTACACCATTACCCCGCAGGAACTGAGCGGAGGTCGTGGCCCCCGCGATGGCGTTCAGTGCGGCCTGCTGCGTAGTTGCGCCCGTACCGCCATTGGCGATGGCAACTGTGCCCGTGACGTTGGCAGCGTTGCCCGAGATGTTCCCGCTGACCTTCGACCCGGCAAGGGACGTAATCCACGCAGGGTCAGCATATGAGCCAGTCGTGTAAACACCATTGGTGACCGTGCCCGCATTCCCGGTTACGTTGATGCCCCAAGTCCCGGAAGCGCCCGACCCAGTGGTGGACGGCACATCAAGCGAAGTTCTGGCTCCTGCGGCTGTGGTGGCATTCGTGCCACCATTGGCGAGAGGCAGAGTTCCCGTGACCTGAGAGGTCAAGTCAACGCCAGTCAAAGCGCCGCCAAGGGTCAGCGAACCCGTGGAGGTGACCGTGCCGCTCAGGGTGATGCCGTTTACCGTCCCGGTGCCGGAGACGGAAGTGACACCTGCCGGAGTGTTGTTCCCGATGGATACGAAGTCCGTCCCGGTCCACGCAACAAGAGCCTGCGTCCCGGCAGGGATCGAAGTTCCCGTGGTTGCAGCAGCCTTCACCACAACAGCCGCATCCGACTTGTTGTCGATGATGTATGCCTTGCTGCTCGACGGGGCGATGATGTTGCGCGTAACCCCAGGAGTTCCGGTCGGCACAAGGATGGCGCACCGGGCTTGGTTGACCGAACCCGAACCCGTGGTGGTCAGGGTCCAGTCTCCTGCCGTGACGGATTGCGTGGCCGTGGCCGCAATCGAATCCTCAACTAGTTCAGTGATGCTCTGGTTTACGACATCGCCCCACGCACCGTCCAGTTCTCCTTCGACAGGTAGCGCGAAGCCAAGTAGGGGGGTGTAGGCGGTAGTCATTCAAGCCTCTACGAAGTAGGGATCGTCGTCCAGTTGGGCGACTGAGAAGTATCGACTGGGGTCCACGGCATGATGCACCTCAGTTGGAAGATCGGATCAACGCACTGGTCGGCCCGGTGGGCGGCATGGTGATCTTGAAGGTGGTCGTTGATGTCTTGTCAGACCCGAAGTCCAACACAGCAATCGAACGGTTGGCCTTACTGGAGTTGTACAGCAGGGCGCACCGTGCTGTAAACGCACCGGGGTTCCACTCCACATCATCGAAGTTCACGAAGGCAACGCCACCGGAGGTTCCAATGGTTGCCCCGGTCACCACCTTGCCCCCGGCCACATAGCCAGTGCCCGTGATCTCGTTGTCCGAGCCGTAAACGGTGGTGTTCTCGTTGAGAGTGGCGTTACCCGTGTACAGGGCAATCTTCAGGACATCCGTCGTGAGATCGTGGATGGCCTGATACAACTCCGCTTTGAAGGAGGTGGTCTGCGTTTGAACGATTGCCATCAGCCAACCTTAACCCTTACCTGCCCGTTGCGGTAGGCATCTTGACGGTTCTTGCCATCACCCAGTTGCTTCAGGAGGATCAGAGACTGGGCGAACTGGTTCTCGTAGTTCTGCACCACATCCGGCTCTTCCTTCATAAACCGCGCTGCCTCGACCATCACGCCGTTAAACAGCACAGAGTCGAAGTTGTCCCCAAGCCAGGACGTACCCGTTGGGTTGAGCACCGTGTCTGCCATCGACACCGGGTAGTAGAAGTAGTGCAACTCGACACCGAAGTTGGCGCTCGGGGTGGGGCCAAGGATCAGAGTCAGTTCCTCCGGGTCAACCGAGTCAGGCCCGAAGATGGCGTAATACCGAGGCACCCCACTGGAGGTGGGGGACGGATATGCCTGACGGATGAAGTTCACATCCTTGTCCAACAGGTACTCGTAAGTACCGTCAGGAAGGATCACGGCCAGTGAGAAGACCGAGAGAAAGTCATCAGGACACTTGAGGTACTTGACTCCAAGTGTCGTGGTTCCCGTGACGTTCTTGCGAAGTGCAGGCAGTTGGACGGAGTTGTAGATTTTCTGTTCAGCCAACTTCGTCATCGTGGCGAAGTCAGTCGCGGAGAACGTGTTCTCCGTGTAGTCCTCAACAGCGGTCTTCAACTCCGTGTAGTTCATTTTTTGGGCTTCCCGCCAAAAAATTCCAAATTACGCCATCGGGCCACGAGCCATCACACCCTTGGTGGCGCAACCAGTCCCACGAATCTTGATGCCCGAAGTCTTGGCATCCGTGCTGTACCCATCGCGGTTGATGTTGCCAACGGACATGTTGACCTTGTTGGCCCCGGTAGGCTCAGAGTCGTACCCGTTACCGAGTCGAACCTTGCCGCCCGTCATCGTGTGCGGCTCGGCATAGACGGAGGCATCTCCGACTTCCTTGCCCATCATTTTCTTGCTGAACTTTGCCATCTCACTTACCCTTTTTGTAGGTGAACGAGGTGACCTTCTGGTTGGCAACCTTTGCGAGGTTACGGCCCAGTTTCCGCATCTGTTCGTTGGTCTTGCCACCCTTGGCAAGTTTGGTCAAAGGCTTGCCGGGGTGCAGCGCCTTTTCGTGTTTGTGAACGGCCTTCTTGGCATCCATGATTGCTCCTATGTCACCGTGATCGTTACTGTACCCACAGATGTGGTTGCCACCAAGTAATTTGGAGTCAAACCAACATCGTTTGCCCTTGCCCCACCCACGGGATTCCATCCCCACTGGATGTCTCGTGAACCCCCGGCCAGGAAACCATTTGAATCCAGGCCAGAGGTGAAATACGTCGTGTCCTTGCGGGGGTTTCTAACTGCCTGAGGATCATCCACCGGGTACATACCCAGTTGCAGTTGAGGATGATCGGGGTCCCAACATTCTTCACAGACAAGCAGGTTGTACCGCTTGGTCTTGATGACCTCTTCCTTCAGGCGTTTCAGTTTAAACTGCTGTCCACAGCGATCACACATCGCAATGGACTTCTTGCCTGAGGCGAACCGATTCCCCATTTAGGTAGTCGCTCCGCCGATGAACTGCTGACGCGGCACGAACCGGACTGCGGCTTTCTCACGATCCTCATCGGCGGCTAACTGCCAAGCCTCTTCGTACTGAGACTTCAGGATGGGCAGGCGGTCATAGGCATCCGGAATCTTCATGCCCATGTAGTAGGACAAGCCTGCCACCATGCATGGGATGAACCGGAAGGGGACATCTGCCACATCCACACCCTGCCCCGCGTCTTGGGTGCGGCGCAGTCTCCAATACACCAGGGTGTAGGTGGTGGTGTTGTCCGGTACAGGCCAGACCGTGACGGCAGGAACCTGTGCCCAGTACACCGGGGTGTTGATCAGGTGCGGGGCGGCTGTCGTTCCTTGCTGACCACGGAAGCAGTTGTACAGGGTATTACCTTGGATGTACCCGTAAACGATGATCTCACTGTCGATCTTGATGAAGCCCTGTGCGGGAAGCCCCGCCACAGAAGACAGCGTGATCGTCGTAGCAGCGGCCAGGATCGGCGCAGACAGCGTTGCCCCAATTGGGGAAATCATGCCGTTGTTGCGCTGCACCAGAATCTGGATCGGGCGGGCATTGATCAGTTTGTTGGGGATCGTGGCGTAAGTAGAAACACTGATCCGCGTGATGTTCAGATCAGCCTGTTGGTTGGTCTGGTTTGCCCCCGTGCGAATCTGGTGCTCAAGCAAGTCCACCGTGTCGTTGGGCAGGGCATACGTCATCTGGTTAAACACGAGCGGGATGGTTCCCTGCTCCATCGTCCACATGTTGATGCCGCGGTTTGCCCAGTCGGCAAAGAGCAGGTTCAGACTGCGACGGGCAGTCCGAAGATCGTAGCCCGTGCGGAGTTCTGAGCCGCAACGCTCAAAGGCTTCTTCCACGACCTCCGAGAGGTCGAGGTTGAATACAGCGGTGCCTGAAGTTGCCATTTAACGGAACCTTGCAGTTTTCTTGGCTACGGCCTTGGGTTGGGCTACGAACTGCTTGCCGGAGGCTTTGCCTGCTCGTTTGGCTCGGGTTGTTGCTGCGTACTCTTGGGGGGAAAGACTCTTGATCGCAGCCTCTGGAAGATACCTTTCACCCGTGTCAGAAGATCGTTTACCACTTTTCGTCCTCCACTTCTGTGCGGTCCAATCCTTCAGGGATTGCTGCGGCTTCTTAGTCACGATACCCGCCGCCCTTTTCCTTGTACTTCTTGGCAAGGAGTTGAGCCTTACGGGCTGACCACTGGCCTGCCGCGGTTCCTTGGGTTGCCTGCCCCTTGATCTGTTCAAACAGGGACTTCCGCATACCCGGCTTGGTGTAGTTCCCGGCCTCATTGACCTTGGACTTCACCGCACCACCCTCAGCGTACTCCGTGAAGTCCGTGTTGTCACGGCGCTTCTTGACCACGCCCTTGGGCATCTTGGAAGGGTTGATGGCACCCATGCCGCGGCTTGCTCTCATGTTTACACCATCTTTCCGCGAGTCTTGCCGCGCTTGGCGCAACCATCGGCTCGGGACGAAGCCGAACCACCGCGGCTGAACTCCATTCCCATGTCCTCTTCCGTGCGGCGGGTGCGGGCTGCACGCTCCGGCTTGGTTGAGCGACGAGCCTGGAGGACAGGCTTTGCCTCTTCCATCGCCTTGGCCTCGCCGCGCTGACGCTCCGTGCGCTTTGCCTGCATCTCGGCGCGAGACTTCATGCCGCGCAGCGTGGAACGTGCGGTTTCCAGTCCTGCCTTGGGTCCTGAGGTCTTGGCGACTTCCATCCCTTCCCTGGCGGCTCGGGCAACAGGGGCGGCCACACCCTTGGCGCTTTCGATTGCCGTGCGGGCCATCGGGGCAGCGCGAACGCCTGCGGCACCCGCTCCACCCAGAGCGCCCACCGTCGTTGACAGCACTCGACCCGTGTCACCCATCTCCATCGCGGAGGAGAACTGCTTGGCAGGACCACGCATTGAGGTGTCAACCGGAATCTCCGCACGGCCAGTGCTCGGCATTGATCGGGCAGACGGGGTGGGCTTGGGAGTCTCTGCTGCCTTGGGCGGCTCTACAACCCTGCGGGGCGTGGGCTTCGGCTCTTCATCCAGGGCCAAACCCTCTCCGGCTCGCTTCTCTTGATCTTCAAGGAATTTACGCGCACGGGCGTAAACATCCTCATCGAAGCGACCACCGCCTTCAGCAAACTTACGCTTCTTCATACGAACTTCCCACGGGTTTTTCCACGTTGAGCACAGCCATCGGCACGGGAAGAAGCAGAGCCGCCTGCGGCGAACTTCTTCTTGTACACCTCGCTCTTCATCTTCCGAGAACCGACTTCTTCGCCCTGCACAGGCTCCATCGGCATCTTGGAAAACTGCTTGCGCTCTTCCTCCGTCAGGTCGGAAGACTTACCAATGACCATGCGGCCCATGCGTTGGGCGCGGGTCAGAGGTCCCGGTGCGCCCTCATCGGGCATGGGTGGTTCACCCATCTCGGCGCGATAAGGGCGAGCCATCTCAGCAGCCCTTCATGCCGCCTGCGGCCATCTTGATCTGCTTGGCCTTGGTCTTGCCGCGTTGGGCAATGCCATCCGCCTGCTTGTGGCCTGCGGCCAGACCGCCCGCGGCCATCTTGACCTTGCCACCCTTCTTCATGCCCATCTCAGCCTTTTCGTGCTTGATCATGGACTTGGGGGCACCCTTGGCCTTCATAAAAGCCAACTCTTTGCCCATCATCTTCTTGGACTCTTTCATTTCGCCACCTTCTCTGAATTTACGGCCTTTGTCGGCCTTGATGAACTCTTGCCCCACGGACTGTGGAACCCC